CGAGATAGTTGTCCTCGGTCAGCTTTGCCATTTCCTTGCGGTCTTTTGTCTCGGCAAACTTTGCCATAACAAATGCCATGCGTGAAATGAAGTTGATGAGGTCGCCTTCATCGAAGCTGTTGGATGCTTGCAGCTTTATCGCATCTTCGTGGAAGATGTTTCTGTAATAGATGTCCACGGATGCCATGGAAAGCATCGGAACATCCTTTTCACCTATTTTGACGATGTTATACATATTTGCCTCCTTTATTTACCATCAGGTGGATGTAGTCTGGTAGACTGTGGTGAGCCAGCTGTTGTAGGCCGTGCTCTCCGTCTCGGTGCAGGATGCTTTGACAACATCCTTGTCGAGGACAGCGTTGTAGATCGTGGTCGCAGTGATGGAGATCGTCTCCGTCTGCGGCTCGATGCTCTCTTCCTTGGTGTTGCCTTCCATAGACGGACGAGTCGCAACACAGTTGTAGAGCACAGTCCTCTTGGCGTTCACATCGCCCTCAAACTGGAACATCAGTGCGAAGTGAGCAGGAACAGCTCCTGCATCCTCAACGAGGACACCGTTGCCGTCAGCGATAAAGCCGAGGCAGTCCTTGAGGAAGTCGTCCGGAATCCTCGCAAGTTCGAGGTCGCCTTCGTAGCCGTTGTTTGCAACGCTGGTGAAGTACACGATATTGTCAGCATAGAACTTGTTGGTGTCGCCCTGTGCATCGAGGGAGATGCTGACCGCACCCTTGAGCTCCTTCACGGTTCCGTAGGTGGCCGTGCCGGTGCTGGTGATGGTACAAACCGCATACTTGCAGTTTTTTATACCGAATTTGATTTTGTTACTGTCAGCCATTTGTGATAATAACCTCCATATCGTAAGTAGTCATATACATCTTCTCGGAGTCGATGTATGCTTCAGATTTTGTATAAACGAAGCCGTTGGAGGTTAATGCATCTTCAACGGCCTTTTCTAATGTGAAGTTTTTGCTGTCGCAGTAGAGTTCTACCGACAGCTGCCGGATCTTCTGATAGTTCGTGTTGTCTGCCTTGAGGTCATTGTCTCCGGTGTAGTAGTAGCAAATAAAGGGAGGCTCCGGTGCGTTCTCGACAGGAAACTGATAATACGCAGCTGGAATGTATGCCGCAGGAGTCTCGCCCTGTGCCGGTGTCAGAATGATGCCTGACACGATCTGATACACTTGTTTGTATGTCATACTATTCCCTCAATCGCTTTCGTAAATTCTTCTATCAGTTTCTCTTCGACAGGAGCGATGTGGCTCCGTCCTGCCACTCTGCCACCGCCTCGTTTGGCATGGCCGTTTTCGAGCAGATGCGGAAGTCCTGCCGTCCTGTTGTAAATAGTCGCAGTCTCGGAGAGCCTTGATTCCTCATACTGCGATGTCCATCCTTTGGCATACTTTCCGGTGCCGCCGAACTGTCCGGACTGGTTCTTGACCTCTTTGGCACCCTTTTGGCCGAGCTTCTTGACCAGTTCACCGAGGTTTCGGTTCACATCGTTCTGATAATCGTCAAGGATCTTCTTCACGGCTGTGGCAAAGTCAGCTGCCACTTGAACCACCTCCGGTGGTTATCGTGATGTCGGTTCCGACCTTCCGCTCGACATAGAGTTCGATGATGTCCGTCTTGGCCTGATAGGTGCGATACACACTGTAGTTCTTTCCGTTATAACCAACGAGAGTTTCACCTTCATAGTCGCCGAAGAACATCGTGATGCGGTACTCCGGATTGAGTCCGGCTCTACCAGCTTCAAAGAACTCAGAGCGTGTTACGGAATCGACCTTGCAGAAGACCTCACGGCCTGTGCGGCTCTTGACCGCTACACCGTAGTCATCGTAGGTGACCGTGTCGGTGTACAGAGTGATTATGTCGCTTCTGTCCATGCCGTATACCCTGTCGCCATGCCCAGCTGGGCCTTCTGCTCGTCATAGGATGCTTTCAGCTTGTCGTAATCGTCCGGCTGTCCGAAGTTCAGACGGCAGTATGTGACGATTGCCTTCTTGATGAGTGCATCCGTCTCATCGGTATTTGTGACACCGGCAAGGCCCATGTCCTTCACGGCCGCATTGATGAGGTCGGTCACCTCGTCATCATACGAATCCGTGGTAATTCGCAGAGCCGTTTTTACGGCTGTCAAAATGTCTGCCATCTGATAACCTCATTTCATGGATAGATAAGTCTCCTCGGTTATGGTACCGAGGCCGACATGGCCCATCTTCACCCTCGAATCGCAGAACATCTCGACACCCAGCTCCGTCACCCTTGTGCAGAAACTCAAGTCCTCACCGAATCCCATCACTGGTGAAAACGGCAGACCGAACTTTTCTCCCACACGCTTGATGAGGTCGGTGCTGACCAGGCATCCACCGAAACCGCAAGCGGCAATGGGGAAGATGCTGTCCTGCGGATAGTCCTCATAGGGAACCGCCACAGGAGTCACACCTTCCACATTCTCGTTCTTGTAGAATCCGAGTTGCTTGTAGATGACAGGCTTAACAGGTGCTTTACGCTTGAAATAGAGTCCTGTCACGAACTCTCTGCCCTCGTCCATGTCAGCTGACAGCTGTTTCAGTAAGTCCGGCTGGAAGTCCATGTCGGAATCAAGCCACAGCACCCTGTCGTAGCCTTCGGTCACCGCCTGTTTCGCAAGCTGGTTTCGAGCATCGTAAATAAGCGATGAACAGGAAAAGGCAAATCCACATTGCCCAATCCTGTCCATGCTCAATAGCGATTTGAGAAATACTGTATGAACCATGTCCATGCATGGTAGTGCGATTAGTGTTTTCATTAAAGCCTCCTTTGAAAAGCACTATTTACTGCTGAATCACAGGATAGCCGTCTTCGGATGTTGCGGCATAAATAAACGGAGTAAGTGACTGCCCAAGCTGTACAAATACAACTATGTAGGCACCTTCGCTCTCTGCCGCCTGTGCGAGAATCGCATAGTTTCCTTCAGAAGTCATCACAGAGTATCCTGCAATGATTTCTGCATATGTGTGGTCGAGAGTGCCGTTGTTGTCGGAAACGATGAGCACTCCGGCATTGGCTATCCCCTGTTCGATTTTGTTGAGTTTTGCGGAGGTAACAGTGTCTCCGCTTTTCCATGTGGTCGGTTCGTATGACATAATGTCACCTCCGTCTTATGATTTCAGTAGCATATAGTCGGCCTCACCCGTGCCGACCTTGTTGGATGCTCTGTCGTCAGAGCTTCCCTCAAAAGGTGACCTTGGTGAATGCCTTGTCGGCAACAACGCCGAGTCCGACATACTGACGGCCCACTATCTTGACGAGGTCAGCCTCTGCGAGGGAGAGGTCATCGAACTTGATGGTGATCTCGTCACCGTTGGGGAAGTTGGCCTGTGCACCCTGTCCGAAGTCGCCCACGATCATCCATGTGGAGCCGGTGGTTCCAGTGGCAGTGTACGCAGGAAGGGTGTTGTCGAAGTAGACAGGAAGGCCCTCAAACGGGTCGATGCCGTAGCTGGCGGCATAAGCAGCGGCCTTCATCTGTGCCCAAGAACCCTTGTTCATGACAACGACAGGATTTGCGGCTTCGTCAGACAGCTTGCCGATGGCCTGTGCAACGATGCCCACGGACGGAGTACCGGCGACAACGCCGACACCAGCGGTGGATGCAGTCGCAGAAGCGGTGCAAGCGGTGATTTTCGCAACGAGCTGTTCCTGTGCCTTCTTGGCGATCTGGTAGGTGATTTCGTCATAGATGTAGTCAAGGAACTCGGTTCCCTTCAGATCCATGGCTTCGTCGGAGATCTTGATCCATTTCTTGATGGATTCCGGCTTGAGTTCGACAACGCCGAAGGTGAGAGTCTCATCGCTCGGAGCGGTGGTTCCCTCGGTGTGTACGACAGCACCGTCAGCGGACAGCTCGAAGCCGACCTTCAGGTTGCCCTTGATGTAGGTCTTCTTGACAAGATCCATGAGGCCAAGGCGGCTCCATGCGGTGCGGATTCTGTCCTCGACATACTTGGGAACAGGAACAGAGCCGGAGACATTCTCGGTCAGAAGTGCGGCACGGCACTCGTCATCTTTGCCGGTCTTCAGATAGTTGGCAAACGCATTGTTGTACTCCTCACTGGAGCGGATTTCTTCAAGAGTCATTGTTTTTCTCTCCTCAATTTCAAATTTTTCTGTGGTTTCACCATCGCCCTGTGCGACAGCGTTGCGGATCTCGTTCCGCTTGTCTTCGGCGGCCTTGCGGTTCTCTATCTCTTCGTTGATAGAGCGGGCCTCGGCCTCCAGTGCATCAAGGTCAGCATCCGGAGCATCTATTTCTGCCGATATGGCACTCCTACGCTCCATCAGTTCCTCGACAGTTTTGTCTTTGAGTTCCATCAAAGCACCTCCGTAAGTATTCTGATTTTCTGTTTCCTACGCTCAATTTCCTTCAGTCTGTTGCGTTCACTCTCCAGTGATTCCTTGCCACTCTCCAGTGCCTCGGAAAGGCCCCTTGTCTGAATGGATGTCTGTGCGTAAGCAGGGAAGGTGACGGCAGACACCTCAAGCACTCTCCGTATTGAACGGATGTGTCTTGTCGGATGCTCACTGTCAACTTCATCCCATGTATCTTTATCAACGCTGAACATGAAAGACATTCCGGAAATATCTCCACGCTGCACCGCTGAATAAAGGCTCCGTGCATCCGCATTGTTCTCGGTGTCGAGATCCACACGGATGTTCATGCCGTTCTCGTCCACGCTCATCTGCATGGTGGAGTTGGCATTGTTGTTTCTGCTTCTTGCCAGTGGGATCATGTCCACATTGTGGTTGACGAGGAATCTGACATCCTTCAGGTCAGTCTCATCGAGTGCTCCTCTGTCGATTATTTCATCCCACGGCCCTATGTCCGTCCGTGCATCGTAAACGATTGGACGGCCTGTTATGAAGTGACCGTGCTCCTCGTTCTGATCGGCACGGACTTCAAACTCAAGATTCCGTATTTCCATCTGTTCCATTGTCGTTCTCCTCGTTTACAGAGTAGTATTCTCCCCTTGCCGGTATCTGTGAGCCGTAAGGCTCCGGAAGCGGCACAAGGTTGAAGATCTCACGCAGTTCGTTCCGAGTTACAAGTCCTCTGTCAGCCATCTGTGCGGCAAAGGCCAGTTTGTCGGCATTCGACATATACTGGAGCCGGTTGGATGTCGCCATTACAAGGTTGCCTTCGGTCTGCTCTCTGAAAGTAAAGAGCATCCTTGTCATCACAGAGGAAAACTGGATGGCAAAGGGTTCCACAACAGATTCATAAAAGGCCGACCAAGCCTCGGAACTGTATCTGCTCTGAAGAATGTCCTCGGAGACACCGAAGTACTCGAACACATTCTCCTTGATTATCGTCATCTGCTTGTCATCGACCACCCACGGCTTTGCCTCTATCTGCTTGATATCGGTGTAGGTGTTCGGAAACAGCAGAATTCCACCGCCTTCAGCTTCACGGCTGAAGTTCTCTGCGGTGAATCTCTTCCGCTCGTTGGCGAGATCCTGGGGCTTTGTGAAGTTGCCGACCTTTGCCATGAAGCGGTAGGAGGCCGCACTCTCGACACCTTCCTTGATGCCTTGGTTCTGCATATGGATCAAGTCCATCGTGGGGATCAGTGCCGCATTCGTCTCGCCAAAGAAGTCGCTCCTGAACTGCATCCGAGTCATGACACCGCAGAACTCCATCTCGATGGAGGCCTTCCTCCCATCGCTGAACTCATAACGCAGATAGGGCACTCCGTCATACTGCACTACCTCGCACTTGTGCGGCAGCGGCGTGTACACTCCGGAGATCTCTCCGTATCTGTCCAGTATCGGAGTTATAAACAGCGTGTTGCAGTTGTACAGGATCGTGGCCGCTCGATACATGAACTGCGACCAGCTCTGAAACTCGTTCGGCCCATGACGAAGTTTTCTTTGCAGTGCAGGTTTGGCCGCACCTCTCGTCTCCACATTCAGCTTTGATATATGTGTGGCAATGGTATTGATTGCGGCTCTAACCAGTTCTGATTCGTACATTCCACCGGAGTAGGATGTAAACCTCGGCACATAGCCGTTGAGCATTTTGAATGTCTCTTCGTATCTTCTGTCCGGTTCTTTCGGTCTGTTACCGAATAGCCAATCGAAAAGACCCATCTAATCACCTCAATTTCTTAACTGTTCACCGATCTCGCCATACCATTTTTGCCGCACACACAACGCATCCAACAAAGCGGCACATCCATCTATGTGCAGAGACGGATTTACTTTTACCAGTTTGCCTCTCCTCCGCTCGGTGCTCATCTTCATTGCGGAGTTCAGCAAATGTATCTTCAGAAGGTCATTGTCACCGATGTGTACCTTGCCATCGTTCAGAAGACCTTCCATTTCGAGCATGACACCATAGAGGTTGTCGCCCTGGTACACATCGTCCATGTGGAAACCATATGTGGCCATGTCCTGAACAAGGTATTGAGCGGAGAATCTGTCGTAACCAACTTGCAGTGGCAGGATCTGATACTCCTCCACCAGCTTGACGAACCAGTCGTACACATCGTGGTAGTCCACATAGTTGTCGCCGCTCGGCTGGAGGATGCCACGCTGGATGTAAATGCCGTAGGGCACTCCGTCTCTCTGTGTGGCCTCTTCTATCTTCTCCGCAGGGAGGAAGAACTTTGCGAAGACATACAGCTCTCCGTTCTTCTCGATGACCGCACACGCTGCCGTCAGGTCTGTTGTCTGCGAAAGGTCGATGCCGCCGACACAGTAGGAGTCTCTGAAGTCCTCAAGGTTCAGCTCGTCTCCGGTGGCCTTCTCGACCACTTGCGTGGAGAGCCATGCTGTCGAGGAGTTCTGCTTCAGATTGCAGTATTTGCAGATGAACTCCGCTCTCTTTGACAGAGATCCTTCTGCTATTGCAATCTCCTCTATCAGATAATCGGCAGGAACAGACACACCGAGGTTTGGATTTGATTTCCGCAGCTCGTTTATGTCGTTCCACTTCTCGATGTCATCGATGAGGTATAAAAATGGCAACAGCCTCTTCTCTTTGCTGTCGCCTAAAAGAAAACGAGTTGACCTCTTGATCAGCTCGTCATAAATGCTATCGTTCACATATCCGGAAGTCGTGCACGATAAGAGCAATCCTTCCGGTCTTGCACCCATGCCGCTCTTCATGACCTCATACTGCTTGAGGCCCTTGTCTCCCTGCCATGCCGCTATCTCGTCATTAATGCACAGAGACGGATTGAAACCATCCGAGGACTTGACGGAGAACGCCAGCTTCTTGACTGTGCAGTTTGTGGCAGGAATGGAAAGGTCTGATTGCCGGTGCCGAGCGTGTCCTGAATCGTCATGTATCTTCATGTTGTGGGCATCTCGGTCTTTTTTCAGCTCTTCTTCGGCTTGCCACTCCGGATCGAGCGTGATCATCTGCCATATGTCGTTGTAGATGATGTCTGCCTGTTCGAGTTTCGGTGCTATGCAGTAGACCTTCGCACCATAACCGCCCTCCAGCCGGAAGACATAGTTCGCTATCGCCGCTGCGAGGAGCGATTTGCCGTTCTTCCGAGCGACCACCAGCAGGATCTCACGGAACTGTCTGTAGCCACGCTCGTCTACGATTCCGAAGACTGCCGAGAGCAGAGCCTTCTGCCATACCTCAAGTATGAGCGGATTAGGTGCCATCGGCCCTTCGGTGTGGAAGCAATGGTTCTCGATCCAGTCAATCGCATCGGTGGCCTTTTTGTTGTCGAAGAAGTATTCCTTCTTCTCGATTCCGCTGATGAGCTGCTCATAGACGAGCCGCACCCACTTTCCGACAATATAGGTGCCGTTCTTTATGCCTTGGTAGTAGGTGTATATGTAATTATCGCTCATAGGTACTTGTTCAGGTACTCTCTGCGGTAGATGCCGTTGTTCTTGTACCAGTCCGCATACCCAGCAAAGTGTATGATCGCAGGATTATCGGTGTATCCGCAGCAGAAGCACTCGTTATATCTGACAGGAATGTCAACACTCATGTCCGGCACCGCCAGCTGGTTGTACAAGTCCTGCTCGATGAATCGGTAGAAGGTGGTGTTGAGGATCTCCACCATCTTTGGCACCAGCTTGTCCTGCCGCATCTGCTTCAGGTTCATCACTGACACGCCGAAGTTGTGGTACTGCGTTCCGTATGGTGACCAGTGGCCCCATGTCTCCGGACACCATGCAAGCCATTTGCCTGTGAGGTCTATCTCCCATATTGGAAGCAGACTATCGCAGATGACTGTGTCCACATCCAAGCAGATGACCTTGTCTTCGTTCACCAGTTCCGGTATTGTGCACCGGATCATGCTCATGATGGTGAAGTAATTGTTCGGCCCTCGGTTCGGCCCACCCTCTTGGAAGTATTTCTGCTCCGAAACATTGATAACTTTGTGCGGAGCATCCACCGGAACCTCGTCATCCTGTGCCAAGATGTACAGTTTGTCCACCTTGTTGTGCTCAACGAGTGATTTTATCGAGGCATCCAGGTATGGATACAAACTTCTGCTTGAAGAGTAAACGACATTCATTTTGTCTCCTTTTATCCCTCGCTAAATATGGCTGTTGATGGCCATCTTCGGATGTATCTCTCGAACTCTGTAAAAATCGAG